TTAGCACCAGAAAAAAGAGCAACTTTAAAATTCGGGGCAAAACCAACTGAAAGATCTGATGCGGGATTGGACAAGATACATTGTCCAACCACACGCATGGTTCCAATTGTTGCATTCGAAGTCTGTCCATTAACCCAGAAAAACACTTGACCGCAGTCATATGAATGTGGATCTGCACCACCAGGAATCAATCCTGTCTGACGAACAAAAAACTTTTCCCGATTAGACTTGCTCTGAAGAAAAGACTTGGGAAGACTAAGTGATGTTGGACGTGCAGTCTCAACTATCGGACCGTGGTACAACACATCAGCTTGGGCTTGTGTCGAAGGAGGAACTTGGATTGCATCCATAGTTGCTGCTATTCCAACAAGTCCCTGAGAACCAACATTAGCAAACACACTTGCTGAAGGTCGATACTCAAACCTTAATCTGGTGAACTCATACCGCTCATAATTTTGAGCAATCCTTGAAATAAAAGGAAACATTGTGGCATTCCCTGGGTTTATTGAAAAACCAACGGGCTGACCAGGAGCTCCAACAACTGCATATGAAGTTGAGCCTACCATCTGGCCAATGTCCTCATCAATGGGTATCGTAAAATTACGCATATTCCCAAAGGTAGTAACTTGGTCACTACCTCCTCTTTGTCTCTTCTGGCCTTTTTGGCGGCCTTGACCATTACGCATGGGGGAAGATGCAGGTATCACAACCTGGACTCCACGATTCGCAACGCGTTTACGAGGGCCTCTCCGATTCTTCTTCGGTTGAGTTTGCCCTCCACTAAGCTTTTTAATAAGCTCAGATTTTTGCTTTTTTGTCATGGTTGACATCGCATTAATTGCTTCGAGATCTCTCGAATAAACAGCACTGTTTCACAGGGGTGCCCCATTTAATGTCAACTGTGGATTATAAGCATAACCACAAATAAAAGCTCATAGCTCAGATGAGATGCCTTCGGGAATTGAAAAATCAAACAATTCCTTTATCAGGCATCCACAACCTTCCGTCTCAACGCCTGTGAAGAATCCTTTTATGGACGCTTCACTAGGCATTCCACAAGTGTGGAATTCTCGCAGAGTGGGGTCATCTAAACTATTTAACACTAGATCAGAGTTAATTAGGCTCTTGTAAGCATCACGAAAAACACCATGATGATCCGATGGGTACGACATAACCATCAGAGTGAATATTTTACTAACATGTTGACTAAGGTTCAACTTATTCTTTTCATAAACAACCGACGTCGCAAGACGTTCAACGTCATATAACGGAAACCAAATCCCGTCAAGACTTTGTTTAAACGAGGCTCCCAAAAATGAGAGCTTCTCGAGTGGATAATCGTCACCACCATAAAAGAACTTAAGTTTTAAACCATAATGATTTAAATGATCCCGAAGAAAATCAAAATCACATATAAAGGAAAATTCCTCATCAACAGAAAAAACATTATCATCACCAAACAGGTACACTAATTGTTCACTAACTTTCTTTAAACTAGGAGCTTCACCATTTTTCTTTTTGTAAGCAGCATATAGACCAGCTGCAAACAAGATGACATGGGCAAATATATTATCACGAGTAGTAGTTCCACTACCTGACGCATTTCCAAAATCTTTTAAAACAACCCGACCATCGGGAAGTTTTATAAAATAATTACAAGAATGAAAACACATCCATTTAAACTCTTCAATATCTTCATCTGGGATTTCACAAACACGTTTAAGTGTTGCAAAAATATCGTCCAGAAGTGGGATAAATTTATCCCACCCACTAACATCATAACATCCGCGGAACCTCTTTTTTAAAAGGTTTTGAGCTAACTTGTCAAATCCACCATAATAAGGGCAGAATCCATAAGCGGACCAAAGAAATGATTTTATAGCAAGACTAATACGCTTACCAAACTTCAACTGGCTAACCAGCAGATCAAAAGGAGGTATCTGAAAAACTCGTATTTTATCGAGGTTTATATCAGAAAAATCTTTAAACTCCACTTTCCCACTACAACTCCATATCGGGAGTGTCTTCGACTTATCAAAAATTTGTCGACCGGCAATGTAGGGTACTACTTCTGCTTTAGTTCTAAGGCCTAAATAGTTGAGTGGCCATCCACTGGATTTAGTCCAGTCAATAAACTCACACACCTCTTCAGAGGTTGCGACACAGTCGC